GGAAGTGCCAGGAGCAGATACGACCTGGGAGGAATTCCTGGATGACTGCGAGAAGATCAAGAATGCCGGCTATACGCCGATTGCAGCAGCGCTTGGCAACATTCCCCATTATTGGTGGGGGTAATAAACTATCCCTTATTTAAGCCTTTTTATGATGATTTTCGCGCATTTTCGACCAAATTCATGATAGAAGCCTTACTTTTTGAGTCACTGCGCGCATAGTCTAGCGACTGGGCCGCTGTCTTCCCGGTGTGCCCCATGATTTCCATGGTTGCGCGAATGTCCCCGGTTTCTTTGATCAGATCGGTGGCCATCATGTGACGAAGCATGTACGGGTGGAAGGTGATGCCGGTCTTCTCTTTAGCCGCCTTGAACAGATGTGACAGGTAGTAAGTCGTCATAAACTCTCCGCTGTATTTTTGAAATATGTACTCATAAGGAGATAGCTGCTCGGCGGCCCTTAGAACTCTCTCCGCGTCTGGGGTCATCGGTATTTCTCTGATGCTGTGCGCCTTGGGCTTAACGATCCCTGGACCATCCTTTGTAGTTCCATACTGCTTATTGATATAAATAACCTTCTTGCTGAAATCGTATGAAGTCTTCCTGGATATAGCGAAAGCCTCTGCCGGGCGGCAACCTGTAGCTTCCATGAACCGCACAAGATAGAGTGCTACTTTCTGGTTGTATACGTCCTCATAGTTTCTTGCCCCTATACCTGATTCCAGGTATTCGCATATCTTTTCAACGTCTTCTGTGGTGCAATACTGAGACCGATGAACGGTTGAGACCTGGGAGGGAGGGGTAACGACTTCTTCCATCGGGTTAACCATGATCACCCGGTCAAGCCGTGCCATCTTGAATATCTCAGACCATATTGAACGGATTTTAGACAGGTTCGCATCCGTGCATTCATAAACATATTTATTCAGGCAGACCATCACGTCTCTGGCGCTCAGCTTGGTGATGTCACAATCTCCATAGTCATTAACAATGTATTTGTCGAAGTATGCAGAGTGCAGCTTGTGCGTTCCGTATCTGTTTACGTATAGCCGTTCATATTCATCAAATAGGTATTTCACAGTCGCATTCTTGTAATCAGGGATGCCGTGCGTGATCAGCTCGGCCCGCATTAAATCTCTGTGCTGGCATGCCGCATTTAACGCCTGGGCTTCTGACTGGTAGTCGTTGGCGGCAAAAGACTTTGAATATACCTTTCCTTCTCCGTAACGGAAGTAGACTCTGAAATAGGTGTTGCCGTTTCTCTTTTCAATCTTGATGTATTTTTCTTTTCTCATTACAATGTACTTGCCGGGTCTCCCGGCGCACTCCTTTCTTGTGAGTGTTTTCTATGGTTGGCTCCTGGTCTTCATGGTGTACCAGGGGCCTTTTTTATCCATTTCTCCTATCATCTACTACATATGCAAGTTTGCCTAAGCATCGGAAGTTCTCCGGCGGAACTATGATCGGTGAGTATGCCGGGTTCTCTGGAATAAGTATGATCTGCGATCCATTTATAGACAGCCTTTTGCAGGTAGCAATGTTCTCATCTATACAGAAGCACCCGATCATTCCATTCTGAGGGTCTGATGTCTTTTCAAATATTAATAAGGAACCATCTTTTATTCCTGCATTGATCATGCTGTCTCCCTTGGCGTACTGAGCGAAATACTCTTTAGAGGGTGAGAACATTTCAGCAGGAAGCACCACATAATCAATAATCTGATCATCTACGAACCCGCCGGTGCCACAGCTCAGAAGGTCATATACAGGAAACCGTTTTGCTAATGTAGACAGGGCAGACGGTTTGGCACTTCCGTTTCCTTTTATTAACGTGTTCAGATCAACGTCGAAGAAATCTGCTAGTTTTTCCATCATCTCAAGACTTGGCGTTGCTTTCCCGCTTTCCCAATAAGATACGCCTGTTTTAGTGATGTTGAACCGTTCTCCTAGCTGCTCCTGTGTAAGCCCTCTTGATTTACGGAGTGATCGAAGGACTTCCCCGAAGTCACTCATATTTACACCTCCTTTTAATAGCACAAATAATGTAACACAAAAAATGGAGAAAATTACAGAAAAAGTAATTTTTCTATTGCGCCATCGTAAAATGTGATGTACTCTAAGGTTGCACAAAGGTTACAGAAAATGTAACCGGAAAGGGGGCGATGATATGAATAGAGAATTAAAAGGATTCATGGCCAAATATGGCATTACGTATAAGAACCTATCTAAAGCGCTTGGATTAAGCACTAATACGATAGGAAAGAAGATTCGTAATGGCTCATTTGACCAAGAGGAAATTGAAAAAACAGTGAAGTATCTTCAGCAATATGATTCACATGCTGGATATGATCTTTTTTTCAACGATTGAGGTTACATAAATTGTAACAACTAGAAAGGAGAAAGCATGACTACAGAAGAAGACATTCCGAAATTATTCGCTGCTGCATTCGAACTTGAATCAAGGCTGAAAAGTATAGAAGCCATGAATGACGTATTGTTTGAAGAAGCACGTGAAAATCGGCAGAAGGTTGAACAGATTGAGAAAAAGGTAAAGGCACTTGAAAAGGAAGAAATCAGGCGCAAGAGAGAAAAGATATGGGAGAGCTAATACCGCTAAAGGTCACGAGCAATTCGGAACGCGTGACCGTATCCGCAAGAGAGTTACACGATGCGCTTCAGATTCAGACAGATTACCCGCATTGGTTTGATCGAATGACGGAATACGGCTTTGTAGAAGGAGAAGACTTTCAGACATTTTTGACCGAAAGTACCGGCGGCCGCCCTGGGAAAGATGCTCAGATCACTATTGAAATGGCGAAACAGATTTGCATGATCCAACGCACCGATATTGGAAAGCAGTACCGTGAATATTTCCTTCAGCTTGAGAAGGAATGGAATAGTCCGGAAAAAGTGATGGCACGAGCACTGGACTATGCGCATAAAACCATTGCGGAGCTGACACTAAAAGCCGAAGAAATGAAGCCTAAAGCATTGTTCGCTGACGCTGTAAGTGCTTCTGATGACTGCATCCTTATGCGTGACCTTGCAAAGCTGATAAAGCAGAACGGGGTAGACATTGGCGGAAATCGTCTGTGGGATTGGATGAGAGAACATGAATACATCTGCAAAGGCTCTACTCAGCCCACTCAGCTAGCAATGGATATGGGGTTGTTCCATGTCATTGAAAGAACAATCCAAGTTAGCGACGGTTCACCTAGGATAAAGCCAACAACCAAAGTGACAGGAAAAGGCCAGCAATACTTTATTAACAAGTTTTTAGGAGAAAACCATGGGCTATAGGCAATTCACTACTGTATATGAACTGATCGACTATCTGAGAATGTTCAGCCCAGATGCTCCGGTGTATATCCGTGATACTCTGGACCATCTGTACGATGCCACATGCGATACAGGAGAAATCCTAATTGATAAGGAATCGAATGTTCGATCGCCGGTCATCAGCACATGTGGGGAACCATACCGTGAGGTTAATGATGCAGACGTTCACGACAAATGAAGTAGCTGACATGCTCCACACGTCCAGGAAAACGCTTCAGATGCTCAGAGAGGAAGGAGCGCTGGAAGGAATCAAGGGCCGGAGCTGGTTCTACACCGAGAAGGAAATATCAGCATTCACAGACAGATTCAAAGGGCATAGTTTCACAGACCGAGAAGAGGTTAGAAAGGTAATCAGAAATGAAAATCGTTGAAATTTATTTATTAGATGAAGAAGAGTATCAGCCGAAGCATGCAAGGAAGGAAGAACCAGAAGCCGATCCGATGAAAGTTCTTAAGCTGATTGAACTTCTGGCAGGGGACAGAGAATTGATTGATCTTCTGACTGAAGACGAAGACGAGGACGAGTAAACCATGGAAACAAAGATCGAAGGGAGCGCAATTAAGCGCCTGCAGTGGGTTAGAAACGAAGTAGCGCATACCGCACTCAAGAAGACCGGCCACAATACCTTTTCCAAATATGACTACTTCCAGTTGCAGGACTTTATGCCGCAGGCAACGGAAGCATTCTTCAAGGCAGGACTGGCACCGGTATTCAGCATCACACGTTCTCCGGGACTGCTGGAAGGGACGATTGACGAGACAGCATCACTGGTGATCTACAACGTGGACGACCGGACGGACTATGTATCGTTTGTCACCCCGACTGCGGAAGCAACGAACAGCAATAATCCGATTCAGAACCTGGGGTCCAAGCAAACATATCTGCGGAGATACCTATACATGATGGCGCTTGACCTGTCCGAAACTGACATCGTGGATGCATCGGCAGGAGGGCCGGAAGACGTATCAAAGAAAGCGCAGCCGAAACCGGCACAGAGGAAACCGGCTATCACGCCTCAGCAGATTGATAAGCTCACGGGTCTGTATACACCGCAGGAACTCACGACAATGAGCGCAAAACTGAACCACAAAGACATCACGGAATGGGATGCATTAGAAGCAAGGAAGGCAATTGAATTTAAGGAGAAGGAAAATGCTTGAAATCGAAGTAGTGAACGGCGCACTGGTGCCGAATGAAGAAATGGCAAGGGAGCTTCAGAAGCTTAAGGAGTTCCAGGTAACAATGCAGGAAATGAAGAATGAAGAAACCGCAATCAAACAGGCACTCGACCAGGCTTTTGAAAAGGCGGGAATTGAGAAACATACCGTTGAATTTGCCGGGGCTAAGTTCGTTTATAAGAAGCCGAGCACAAGAACATCTGTTGATTCTAAGAAGCTGAAGGAAGAGATGCCGGATATTTACGAAGCATACAAGAAGGTGAGCAATGTCAACGGAAGCTGGACTGCCGACTACGGGAACTGATCTTCAGTTTAACGAGAAAGACCACACCTACACCTACAACGGAGTAGGAGTACCAAGCGTAACTACTCTCATCGGGATCATGCACCCGGATGTATACAAGGGAATTCCAAAAATGATTCTTGAGCGAAAGGCCGCATACGGGGACCGGGTACACGAACTTGTGGAGAATGCAGCTATGGGGATTCTTCCGGGAGTATTGAATGAAAAGTCATTTGAACGCCTGGCATTAAACCGGTATCTGGAACTGCAGGAAGAACACGATATCAAGGTTGCATCGTGTGAACAGCTCGTCTGCTACGTCGAAGACGGTATGCCGATCTATGCAGGGAAGTATGACATGCTCGGAACTGTCAAAGGGAAGCGGGCAATCATCGACATCAAGACAACGGCGAAATTACACACCGACATGTTGTCAGAACAGCTTCCGCTATATGCCTGGGCTATCGAGAACATGACTCATGGTCTGGAAATTGAGAAAGCCTATTGCTTGTGGCTTCCGAAGAAGGACCGGGGAGAACTCATAGAGATCAATATACCGGAGAAAAAGCCGCTGATGGAAAGAGTCATGAAAGCGTATGAGTCGTACTGGTCACGTTAGAGATTCTGAACGCTGGTCATGTATACAGCCAGAACTAGACTATTGCTTCCTGTGTGGGAAGTATAACGTACCGCTGGAAAAGCACGAAGTATTTCATGGCACCGCAAACAGGCAGAAATCTAAAGACTATGGACTTGTGGTTGCGCTATGCCCGGCATGTCACAGGTTTGTGCATAACCACCGAAAAACCGATGCGAAACTACAGGAATTGGTTCAAAAGATGTGGGAAATGAAGGGAAATAGCCGGGAAGACTTCATGAAGATTTTCGGGAAGAACTATGTGAGGGACGAGGAATGCTTGAAGGAAGTCTGATAGAAGAGATCATTCAGCTATCCGCAGATATGGATAAATCCATAGAAGACCAGGAGGAATACGGCAGGAAACTTGCTGAGGCCGAACGTGACTATCAAGTAGTGCTGAGGAAAAAGGCACTAGAGGAAAAGGCAGACGGAACACCGGTAACGTTTATCAGCCAGTTTATCAGAGGGGATGAAGAAATTGCAGAGAAACGAATGCAAAGAGACATTGCAGAAGCCCTGTACCAGGCAGCCAAAGACAGGACAGTTGGAATCCGCTTGCGCATCAAGATTGTTGACGCCCAGGCCAGCCGTGAATGGAGCGTCGCCGGACCAGGTGATATTTCCGATGCGCCTTACCAGCCTTAATGAATATATCAACGCTGAGAGAGGGAATAGGTTCCATGCGGCAGGCATCAAGAAGAAGATGCAGAAAGAACTATCGGTATACATCCGTGCCGCAATCATGAAAGGTGAGCTGCATAGCCACGAAAAACCATGCTCACTGATCTTCATGTGGACGGTTCCGAATAAGCGCCGTGATCTGGATAATATCGCTTTTGCCACGAAATTCATTCAGGACGCGCTTGTGGCTAATGGAGTCTTCCCGGATGATAACTTGGCTCATATTGTGGAGCTTCACCATAGCGTGAAGGTGTTCCCGAAAGTGTTTGAATGCAGATTAACAATTGTAGAGCTGATATGAAAAAACACAATTCAGATATAACGCTGGCGCTTCTGATGCTGGCAGTAATAATTCCGCTTGTGATTGACGCGTTTAACAGAATGAACGAATTGAGCGTAATGCTCGGAAAGTGAGAAAGATATGTTTTCAGTTAATAAAGTCGAGTTAGAAGGAACCGCATGCACAGGAGTAGAGCTTCATTCCTATTCAAACGGAGCAGGACAGTTTGCGAGTTTCTATCTGAGAGTAGACGGTTACGGCCCGACTGCTAAGCCTCAGTATTTTGAGGTAACAGTATTGAATGACTCTCTGATCCAGAAAGCGCAGAACACTATTCAGAGGGACGTACCGGTACGAATTGAAGGGTCTATCGTCTCCCGCAGCTATCAGAAGAGAGACGGAAGCAAGGCACTAAACTATTCGATCAAGGCATTCTATATTCTGACAGACGAGGCACCCAAAGCGCCGCTTGAGCAGAACGTGCAGCACCAGGCACAGCCAGTAGGAAACTCTTTTCCTTCAGTAGACACTACACCGGAACCGGTAATCACAAATGACATGCTCCCGTTCTGAGTCTCCGGAAGAATTAGCTATAGGGGCAGTAGCAGGAACTATGAACGCAGTGCTGGACCGATACAACAATGATCCGGTACTGCAGGAAAACCTGTTGACGATCATCAGATATAGCTATGAATGCGGAGCTAGAAGAATGCGAAAGAAAATGATCGAGAAATACAACCTAGGAAAGGATGAATCATGAAAGTCTACATAGCAGAGGTAACATACGGCATGTATGAAGACTCTGGAACAAGAATACTTGGGGTTTTTTCTACAAGAGAAAAAGCTGAAAAAGTTCTTGACCAGAAGGAAACTTTAATAAAAGAAGAAATCAAAAAATTTGATCTTGCACAGGAGGTATTGTGCGGTGAAATCTCCCTGGAAGCCTCCGGGCTTGAAGCATCAGAAGTGCAAAGTGCGTGCGATAGTGATGCCTATTTTTGGGGGCCGTACCAGTTCCACGTTTATGAGTGCGAATTGGATAAAGAAGAATCATGACAAACTACGAAAAAATCATGAGTGAAATGACAGTCGAGAAACTGGCGGAAATGATCAACGATGGGATAAACGCCTGCACATACTGCGCTCTGAGAGAAAAGGAATTGTGCGGAGGGCACTGCCACACCGGGATTGAACTGTGGCTGAAGCAGGAGGTGAAAGATGAAGCTAATTGATGAAGTGAAGAAACTGCGTGATGAGTGCAAAAAAGAAGAAGAATACTACAATGAACGGTTCAACTTGTGGATGCAATATAAAGGAGAATCGTGGCCGGATCTTCCATCAGATGCGGCGGCATGCCAGTCTGTCGGTGCAATACGAAGCAAACTTGACAGGATCATTGCTGAGTATCAGCCAGAGAGCGAAACACAGCTCGGGTACTGGGAGCACTTATCTCCGGCAAGCGTTTATGAAGACGAATATTACAAATGCAGTGAATGTGGCGCAGTCGTAGACCACAAGTCAGCATACTGCCCGAACTGCGGGGCAGAAATGAGTCAGGAGACAGACAATGATTGAAACATTAGAAGAAAAATTCAGCAGAAATACTGCATGGTCAGAAGAATTCAAACGTGGTTATAGTAACGGATTCAATGCAGCAAAATCACACTGGAAATCTGAAATGAAAAAGGCGCTTGACGCTAAAGACCGGGAGAGAGTCAACATGCTTAAGGTGTATCCGTACAATCTGATTCCAGTGATCAGCGGTGAAAACGATGACAGCTATCTTCGTACAAACGCCGATGAGGACTGCGAAACCCCGATAAGTTACTACTCTCCAGGAATCATTGAAGAAGTCATGAACAAAGTGCTTAGTGAGCGAGAGAACAAGGTTCTTCAGATGAGGTATCAGTGGGGCATGACGCTTGAAGAAGCTGGTAAAGAATTCGGAGTTACCAGGGAGAGAATCAGACAGATTGAAGCAAAAGCCATTAGAAAGCTGAGATTTCAACAGCACAAAGGAACACTCATGTGCGTTCCAGAAGCGAAACTGAGAGAAGCACAAGGTGAATCGGAGTATTACAAGGAACAGGCAGAATACCTGCAGGCTGAATTGGATAAGATCAGAAATATCACACCAGAACAGAGAGCAGAAGCAGATAAGAAAGGCACGATTCTTGAAACTTCTATTGATGAACTTGATCTGAGTGTGCGGTCATATAACATCTGCAAACGTGCCGGGATCAATACGCTAGGCGATCTGTGCGGGAAGACATACACCGAAATGCAGAAAGTAAGAAACCTGGGGAAGAAATCACTGCAGGAAATAGAGAACAAGATGAATGAATGCGGTCTGAGATTCAAGCCGGAGGAGAAGAGAAATGCACAATAGTAAAACGCAAGTTTCCGGTTCATTCACACTTGAGGAACCACAGCTAGATAAGTCGGTTGATACGGTGACTCTTGAAGAGGTCGTTAATCATTTTAAATTAGCGCGGAAGCAGTTAAACGAATTGTATAGATTAGGTGTCACTTTTGCTGAAATGAGAAACTACAGATATGACAAGAAACTTGGTTGGTGAAGACAAATGACAATGACTAATGCGGAATGGATGATCAAAAATGGTCACAAATTTAGCGAACTTGATGTGAAATGTCTTGGTCTAGAACGTGGATGCGAAATCACAATCAATGGAAAAACTGTAGAAAAAGTCCCACTTGTGAACATGGTCAGTGCAATTATCTGTTGGTTAGATGAAGAGCACAAAGAGCCGATTCTTGATGATGCAGAGAGGGAGTATCTGTCAGCAGTAATTAGGCCGTTTAGAGATGACGTAAAATTCATTGTGAAATACAACGGATGCTTTTCCTCTATGGCTTATGAAGAAATTGCTGTTTGGTATCGAAACAAAATGCGTGGAGATGCATACCATTCTTTCGTACTTCCGAGTTTTGAGAAAGGCACCATGTATAAAGGCGTGGAAGTTAACCGGCATTACACGCTTGAGGAGCTGGGGCTATGAGCATCATGACAGGAGGAAGCACTTATCATGCCGAGTGCTGCACGTTTGAACAGTTCGTCAGCACTATATCACGGATATTATACGGAAGTGCATACGAAGGCTGCAGATGGAAACGCCAGGGAGAGCAGGGAAACTGCTGGTGGGACCGGCATACTCAAACATACATCAGCACGGATGAACTATATAAGCGCATGATATCAGAATTGAGATTTGCCCGCAGTGGCAGCGATAGAGGGAGTACACGGTGACTATGGCAGAGAGAAGAATGTTTGCAAAAAGCATTGTTGAATCAGGGCGATTTCTTAGAATGCCGGTATCTGCACAGGCTTTATATTTCCATCTTGGCATTAACGCTGATGATGATGGAATTGTAGAAGCATATCCGGTTATGACTCTCATTAAAAGCGCTGAAGATGATCTCCGTGTACTGGCGGCAAAAGGGTATATAAAAGTTCTAAATCAAGACCTAGTTGTGATGGTCATGGACTGGAAAGAGAACAATTACATCCGCCCAGACAGATATCATCCGTCGATATACAAAGACCTAAAACTGAAAATTACAACGGATGGTATACCAGACGACAACCAGATGTCAACCAGCGGTATACCAGATGACAACCAAGTGACAACCGATGGTAGACCCAGGTTAGGTAAGGATAGGTTAGGTAAGGTTAGTTTAGGACAGGATAATAAAAACATTGTCGGGCAGAAAACGCCCGACCCCGTGGATGAAGTGATTGACTACCTAAATTCCAGGACTGGAAGAAGCTACAAACATTGCGAGTCTAACCGAAGATTCATAAGAGCGAGACTAGCAGAAGGATACACCATCCAAGACTGCAAAGATGTCATCGACAAGAAATGTGTTGAATGGATGGGTAAAGACATGGAGAAGTATCTCAGACCAGAAACACTGTTCAATGCAACGAAGTTTCAGAACTACGTGAACAGTGAAGTGCACCAGGAAGAAGAAAGCCTGTTTTCAATCAAGCAGGGAGAGGAATTGTTCTGATGGAGTTAGAAGACACCAGGAAGCTATTAGCAGAGTTAAAAGCAGTATATCCGCAGTCATTCAAAGGACTTGATCATGCTACGGAAGCAGCTATGGCATCTGTATGGCATGTTGGGCTTAAAGACTTCCCGAAAGAACAGGTTAAGGAAGCTATCGAGGATCTAATCTTCAACCAGCCGAGACAGTTTGCACCAACGGTCGGAGAAGTAAGAACCGCCATTGCTGAGAAAATGGCCCCGAAGCTGGATGAAGCTGCATTGTGGGGAGAAATCAAGCACTACATGCAGAACATGGAGGGAGACTACGAACTGGACCGAGCGAGATATGCAAAGCTCAGTGAACCTATTCGCAGATGCTACAGCTACGGAGACCTGAAAGGCATGAGTCAGCGTGCTAGCCTGGATAATGACAGCTACGAGCGGCCGAGATTTGCAAAATTCCTGACCACGTATCATGCAGAGGACGTATCAAACAGAATCGCAATGAAAGAGAGGGCAATGATAGCTCATGAATAATCTCAGAGGCATGGAAATCAACAGCATGGACGGACGGTTCAGTGCTGACAACACAACCCACGGAGGATATATCACTCTCCGCATTGGGAAAGAGCACTGTGAGATTGCCTGGCCGCAGTTCAAGACGATGGCAGAGAAGTTTGCTGAAGTCTTCCGAGCGGCAGACGAAGAAGCAGAGAAGATGCGGTTGCACGGTTCAGACCTCACAGGTTGCACAGAAACAGGCATTCCCAGTGATTCTGCACAGGGGATGGATAAAGTACCGTCTGAGGCAAGAAAGGGCTAGAAACATGGTTTCCGTGCGAAATACAGGACCAGAGTTCCGGATTCAGTGGAAACCCGGAAAAGAGGAAGCCGACAAGAAGACACTAGAGGCATGGGCTAGAGAAAAAATCACAACTCCGGAAGCAATCAGACAGATTGAAAACCGGTATGAAATGCATCCTGGAGCATTAAGCAGTCGCGTTTTTGTGGAAAATGCTCATTGGCTTGGCTACTGGAAAGGCTGTGAGTGGCGGGAGAGATTAGAAGCCACGACCGATCTATGAACCAGTACGACCGCCAGAGAGTAGCAGCATTCAGGAATGAGTACAGTGCATATCTGAACGGCTGGCGGGAAGAGGACAGAATCCGGCAGAAAATCCGAGAGATCGAAAACACACAGGCCGCGCATTCTCCCGCATTGGAAAGCACCGGCAAAGGAAACCGGACCCATGACGAGAAGCTGGCTGATTATATTACCAGGAAACAACGGCTAGAGCAGGACTTGCAAGGATATGAGTACAGACGCGAAAGAATCGAAAAAGTGATAAGTCTGATGCCGCAAGATACGGCCGCAGTCATGAGAGCGATTTACTCTCACAGATACACGTTTGCGGAAGCTGCAAACAGAGTTCATACATCTGAACGAGGGTTAAGAAACCAGATTAACCGAGAAATACTGAAAGCATTGAACAGATACTGAAAGGCAGGTGAGCACATGGCAATTAACCAGGATTGCCCGTTCAATGGCTAAACTTAGGCGAACCGGAGAGAGACCGGGACCGGGCCGTTACGCCCGAACGTAACAATCATGTGAATGAACAATTGCTTTTACAACGATAAAATTAATTCGGACAAAAAAAGAGACCGCCCACCGAAATAGTGAGCGTCTTTTTTTTATTATTTTGCAGCTTCTTTTACTCCCATTTGCGTAAACATCACAATGAAGAAGATTGTTGTTATTGGCAACCACAGCGACTCTCCGGCATTGTAGAACAGATAATTGAATATTTGCTCGATGATTAAGATTGTTGCTAGGGCTATGTAGCCCCACCTGTACTGCTTTTGAGCAGACTTGTCCATTAACCATCCAGTTACGAGCAACATGGCAAATCCGCTCCCAAGCGAAGCAATCGTGACAGCACCAAGCCCATAGCCACCACCAGCTCCTGCAAGCCAAAGAAAGATTGGGCCAATTATCTTAATTTGTGAAAGCAACGAAATAATGATTGATAGTAGAATCGCAGCGGCGTGCCATACAACGTACCCTAATACAATGACACCTAGATTTATCATCACTGATTTTGCGGTAATTCCATCTTTACCATTGCTCATAATATTTTCCTCCTTATAGCCAATTATGAATCATCTCTGCTTTAATTTTTCCAATCGTCGAAATCGTCATAGAACATACCCCATGTGTAATCAAATGAACGGGGTTCAATGTTCCGTTCCTCTATCAGTCTTTCCCATGCTTCGCAGGCTTCCTGCTCGTCTTGATAAATTGTGGTTTCTTCACCGGCTGTGAACTGAATAGTACCGTCGTCAAGATTAGCCATATAGTAGTCATTGCCTAAATCGAAAGTGTTTTGATAGTCTGCAATACTTTTCATGATTTTAATTCACTGCTTCCCTCAAACTGCATTACCCAATCTCTGAAATTATCTCTTATCGCGTCAGATAATGCGTTAAGCTCTTCCTGAGTCGTGTTTATTCCGGCATATATGCAGTCGTTGATGATTTCAAGCCCCACATCGGGGAACATGGTCTTTAACTGGTCAAAACAGTATTCCAGAAGATCCATGTTCATGTCAGTGAAAGACTTGCTGATTTCTAATAGTTCGTACATGCCTCCATTATAACTTACATAGGGCATAGCGCTAAGCTTTCTTGAATCACCGCAGCAAACAGGAGGGCAGTCAGTAACAGTGATGCGATTAGCGTGATCAGAATATCAATCAATAGTCTTGCCGTCTTCATTTTCCGTAAAACCTCTTGGAAGCCTCTTTCCACTGAAGATATTCAGCGTCTTGAAGGATTCCTTTCTCTTCATAGCTTATGATTCCGGCATGAAACATTGCCCGGCAATATCCTAGAAAGTATGACTGTCTTCTAATGTAGTCTATGTCATCAAATGCATTCGGCATATCGGCAAGATACTCATTTAAGTACCTGATAGCCCGATCATGCGCAGTCTCTGTAATGTCAGACAAAGGCAAACCGTTAATGATGGATTTAGAGTTCATGGTGTTTTCCTCCTAATCTTCGTTTCTCATGGTGCAAAGTAGTTCAATCAGAATAGGTAATGCGTCGTTAACTCCCATGTCTAAGTAGTCCTCAAGCAGGAAGTACACGATAGGGATTGGATCGCTTTCTAACTGATATTCAGTGCTTTGAAAGATGTATTCGTTATCTTCCATAGAATCATATGGATGATGGTCAGACATATAGTCCGCAAGTCTATTTGATAGTGTTTTCATGGTGTTTTCCTCCGTTCGGCCCTATGATTTGAAATTATTAACAATATCAGTCACTTCTGAGTAGACTTGCTCATACTCCGGTAGAACATCTGCCCCAAACTTTTTTAGAGTTTTTTGAACTCTTTCCGGGCTGTATTTCAGTAGCCCGTATGTCTCCGCCCATAGCAGATACAGATCGGAATCTGATATTTTTTGATTATTGGTAATAACCTGGACTACGTCATCCGAAACACTTCTCATGAGTTCATCCTCATTTTCGATATCGTGCAAACGCTTTGCAGAGTATGCAGAAAACGTAACCGATGCAGATGTGGCAATTATCAAAACCGTTTCAATTAACTTTTTCATGATGTTTTCCTCCTGTTTATTCCTTATTCCTGCACCCCATGCTGAATGCTTTCAGATTGCCTGTTTCTGCGATAATGCTATAGAAGTTAGATGTTTTAACTGCTTTCATAGTTCCGTTCAGTTTCTTGAGAAGTTCATATTTTTCAGCGCTGAAGCAGAAGTCAATGCCCGATTCTGTCCGCATCTGATACCATCTGTCCGCTTTCTTCTGTCTCATGCTGATGTCAGATTCTCCGCAGAAGCAGAAGTCATCAGTTTCTGAATGATTGAAGAAGTTTTCGCAATGATCAATGTGCATATTCTCTGACAGCTCGTCTGCCTTGTTATAACGTCTCATGCTTGAGTTAGGCTTTACTTCCGGGAAGCCCTTGAAGTACTTCTCATAATCGGCATATGGCATCCTGAACATTGTGTATGTATCGGTTATAAACACTGTTTCGTCGTCACGATTGATATATAGCGTTGACGCCTTTTTTGCGAAGCTCACAACCGGTTTGTACTCTGCAGGAACCTTAGAACCAACTAGCAGGGTTTTCTTTGTCTTGTCTTTCGTCCGCTTTGCAAGATATGCTTTCTGATCGTCTGTCAGATTCCAGCATTTCAGAAAGTGCTTGAAGTCTGCGGCATTCAGATTCATCAGTCCGTCTATCATGACATTGCAGTAAGCTCGTCCCTGTTCCAGGTGAAGAGTCGAACCGTCTGCCGATACTCCATATGGTACTAGTGCGGTAGTAGTTGCCGGTTCTGCCTGTTTTGGTTCTTCATGTTCCGGCTCGGCCGGAGGAACCGCATTTCCTGCAGTTCCCACGGTTCCGGCTTTGTATCGGTCGATCAGATATGCTGCTGTCTGCTGAATCCGTCCCAGAGACTCCTTTAACTGTTTAGTGTCTTCAGTGCGGGACCATTGAGCGACATATCCGAAGCTATACGCTGACGTATCAATACCTAACCATGATGAGACGATATAGGCGACTGACTCTGCCTCGATCTCTTTCTGGCTGCGTTCTTCTCCGTCCTCAGTGTGCATGATGGAGTGAGCGCGTTCATGAATCAGCGTCTTGACTGTCTGAGCGTTTGATAAACCCGGCTTGACTACGATCTTATTTTCTTTAAGGTCATAGTACCCGAAAGCGTCTTCCGGGAAATCCTCAAACGTGATCGTCACGTCGGATTCCTGAATGATGAGCTTCAGCAGTGATTCATAGTTTTCTAGTGATGCGGTTAGCGTATGGGTAACCTCCGGGATCTCTTTCCCGTCTGTCTGACTGATATCAAACACTGATACTGCCTTGAATCCGGTCCAGGTGTGCTCTTCTTCAACTTTTTCGCCTTTATCGTTAGTGACTTCTACTGTGAACTTATGCGGGCATGGAGCGAAGATTCTGATGCCTTTTTCTCCGCGCTTCACGAACCGGCCCTGCTTCTTCCAGGTCTGAAATCCTGCGACGAGTGACGCTTCCGGCTTCTGCAGAAGAATCAGCATGCAGTTATTCACACTGTAGTGATGGAAGCGGCTATAGAACTTCAGCATTTCTGCATATTTGCCGCTGTGATACATTTCATTCAAACCTGCTTCGAGCTTAACTGTGAGTTCCTTTACTTCCTGTCTAGTTGTGTTTTCCATGATTCAGTTCTCCTTTTCATATCCTCTCGATAATTTCATTCAGCCGGTAAGCCTCTGACTTGTAGCAAACAACCTTGATAGTCGTTACGATCCCTGATGTTTCGACTTTGCAATGGACTCCGCGCCGATTCAGATACCGCTTGACAGGCTCAGCAGGCCGTGTCGTCTGAATCAGATAGGTTTTAGTGTCCTCATCTCTTGCAAGAATTCTGATAATTGTCATGGTGTTATCTCCTTTTTGATTTTTGGCGGGATTTTCTCCCATATGAGCGCTTTTCAGTAGGCAAGCGCTAATAGCCTTGTTTCCTGAATGTCTACAAAACGCATGCCGCCTTTTATGAGATAGCTGCATGCTCCTTAACTTGAACGCCGTGCCGTGGGCTATTGATACGTTTTCCCCATCTGAGCTGGTAGAACCGTCACGAGTATTTCAGCACGCATTCCCCGTGACTCCCGTAAACCTCAAGAGTACTTTTCTCAATAGTCATGTCTCATCACGCCTATTCCGGTTTATATATGCATTTCAGCGTTGGCTTGCATCGCGTATCGCTTTCACGCCGGTTTAGGGATTGCGGTCCTTCCGGTGATGCTCCCGGCCCCGCATACGTGAGACTGACAGGTTCCTATCAGTGTTGCGCTCGTTTCGCGGTTTAGGGATTGCCTCGACTGTCTGATTCATGGATTTCATTTCCGCTTTCAGTGTTTCATCATCTCCTTTTTCTGTTTATGGGGTTCCGGCTGTCCGGTATGTCGTGGCTTGCTTTTTGGGAGGCTTGAGGGAGGCATAACCCTCAGCAGTTCAGTGATGCGGAAGCGATAGGCTTTCAAGCTTCTCTGTTTCCGTGTCCCTCGTTGCACTTTCATCATAGCCATGAAAGGCCCATGCTCAGAAAACATAGAAAACTCGTTACGCCCCATATTCACGCTGTTTCGCTGCTGTTTATTTGATTGGATTTTTATTATCTTTATAGGACTCGAAATTCACCTTGTTTTCCGTCTCCTGGAGCGCCGAAATGTTGAATAAGTTCACGGCAAAGGTTTACAAAAAACCGAAAGTGTCAACCTTTTGATTCCTGGAATCGGCCCGGAAAATGAGCGAAAAATGTTGCGAAAATGTCAGAAAACCGCATGGTTGAGCCATTGTTGAATACTTATAATGGTATTACTGACCGCTTCGGGCTATAGAATAGGGGTGTATGGTACCCTAGGGGGGTAGGGGCCTTTTTTGACCCGGCCTTTAAAGAGATTCCTTGACTATATCTGTTTCCTTTATCACCCTCACGCTTGAGAGACATTATCTATAATACGTGTTTAGCAAAAGTAAACTTTTAGTCACAAAATAATCAATTTGTCTGAAAATCTCCGGGGGTTTAGTAAACTTTTCGCTCAAAACGATGATTTTTACCATGCAGGCAGGGCGGGTCTTTTCTGACCGGGTATAGGGGCTGTGATTGCGAAGAGTGCCGGGCCGGAAAGGTTTGAAACCTCAAACTGATAATGTAAGAGAAGCTGGGGGTGATGATAATGCCAACGAAAGACAAGATGAAGCGAGAGTTCGGGGATAAGATCAGCCCGGTGTACTTCAAGAAGAAAGCGAATGAGTATTTCAGTAACCCAGAGGAAATGATGACATGGACGCTACCGGGATTTCTGTTGTATTGCGACGTAAGTAAGAAACAGTGGGAAGAGTTCAAGACGAAGGAGAAGTACAAGGAAACCTGCGAAAAGGTTATGCTGCATTTGGAGGATAAATACTGTCATGGGCTGGAAACGAAGAACCCGACCGGATCAATATTTGCTTTAAAGAACATGGGATGGAGTGATGAAAAGGGCATCAAGAGCACGATTGAAGTAGGAGCGAGACTGGAAGATGTGCTGAAAGGAATCAAGGTGAAAGCGTGAGCGAAGAAGAGTTCAGCTTGTGGGACTATATCACGCATCTTCTGAAGATACAGACGAAGGACGGGAGGCTGGAAGTCTTAAAACCGAATGCCCCGCAGACGAAGCTCTATAACGTGTTTAAGGATCATTACAATCAGGATGTACCGTGTAAGGCCATCATATTGAAAGCCCGGCAGATGGGCTTTTCTACTATGACGGAAGCGATATTAAGCTCAGTCACAATGACGACTCCATACACGAATACGCTGATTGTCGCGCATGATACGGACGCAACGAATAACATCTATAACATGGCAAGAAGGTACTACGATAATCTGCCAGTCGGATGGAAACCGATGCTGAAGTATAACAATGCGAAGATGCTTAACTTCGAGAATCCGAGTACAGATCGGGAAGAGAGAGCGAATCACCCAGGACTGCATTCAATGATTCGGGTGGCAACGGCAGGACACGGTGGAATAGGACGGTCGAGCACGTTTCAGTACATGCACCTGTCAGAGCTGGCGTTCTGGCCAGAGCAGGACGGTCAGACGGTACAGGACCAGCTTACGGGTCTGCTGCAGACGCTTCCTCAGCACGGGCAGTCACTGCTTGTGATTGAGAGCACGGCGAACGGATATAACTATTTCAAGACACTGTGGGACCAGGCGGTAAACGGAGATTCTGACTTTATACCGCTGTTCTTCCCATGGTATGAGATGCCGGAATACACACTTCCGTATCACGGAGAGACGCTTACCCCGGATGAAGAACTGGAAAAGAAGAAATATAACCTGTCTAATGAGCAGATCATGTGGAGAAGATACGCAATCTCTACACTCTGCGGAGGCGATATTAACCAGTTCCGGCAGGAGTACCCAGGAAACCCGGAAGAGGCTTTCATTCTCACTGGCTCTCCGTTCTTCAATACGAGTGCGATCAATAAACGGATTGCGGAGCTGAAGCCGCCTATCATCAAGGGCATGTTCAGTGATACCGGGAAATTCTATGAAGATGTCGAAGGATATACGGAGATATGGGAAGACCCGGTAAAAGACCATGTTTATGTGATCGGGTGTGATACTGCAGGCGAAGGATCAGACTATTTCGTGAGCTATGTGCTGGATAAAACGGCGGATGGGGAGCAGGTGGCAAAATACCGGGCAAAATCTGATGAAAAGCTGTTTGTCACGCAGATGTATTGGCTCGGAATGTACTACAACATGGCAATGCTGGCACCGGAGACGAATTTCAGCACCTATGTTGTGATGAAATTACAGGAAATGGGCTATCCCAACCTGTATGTAAGAGAAACTGCAGATACCTATAAGCTGAGTTTTCAGAAGAAGTTCGGGTTCCGGACGACTTCGATCACAAGACCGCTGCTATTAGACATGCTGAAAGAGGTGGTCAATGAGCATGCGGATAAAATCAACGATTCAGCGTTCTTTTCGGAGTGCATGAGCTTCCAGAAGGACGATAACGGCAAGCCCCAGGCAACTACCGGGGCGCATGATGACTGCGTTATGGCAATGGGAATTGCGTATTACTGCATGCCGCAGGCAAGAGGAATGTTTTCTGATACAGAGGAAAGCGAAAAACCGAGTGATTATGACGAGGTTATGTCTTTCTTGAATTACGGAGGTTGAAAAATGGACTATCTGATTCTGTTTTGTTCCATGATGGCGCTTTATGTTTCGGTAAGAACGTATGTTGCGTATAAGAAAGACAGCAAGCCACGACCTGGTGAGCTGACCGACAAGGAGAAAGACCAGGTGCGGCAGATCATCTCTCTTATGACGTATATTGGAGATTCAAATGAAGATAAACACTGAACCGCTGAAGATATTTGACGAATATAAGTCTGGTAAGGAGTTCAATCAGTCCTGCAATCTGTATGAGAACGTCGAGAAGAATCGGCGTTTTTTCTTGGGCGATCAGTGGGCTGGTGTAAATGCTCCCGATCTGACGAAGCCGGTATTCAATATCATCAAGCGGGTAACAACTTACTACGCAGCTATGCTGGTTTCTGATGATATTGGGGTAAATATCCGGCCATTTGACGAGACCGACAAGAGCAAAGCACTCTATGAGATCATGTCTAATGAAGTGCTGGCCGTGATGGAACGAACCAAGATCAAGCAGAAAGCCCGGACGAATATCAAGGATGCATGCATTGACGGTGATACGGCGGTCTATGTGGACTTTAACCCGGATATTGAGACAAATCAGCTGGTTTCCGGCGATATTGAGACCGACATTATCGATAATACGCATATCATTTTCGGAAATCCGTATAGCTCAGATATTCAGTCTCAGCCGTATATTCTGATCGTTCAGCGCCTGTTTACCGCGCAGGTAAAGGATATGGCTAAGGAAATGGGCGTGTCTGATGATGAGATCGAAAAGATTGTTCCTGATGAAGACGACTATATCTCTCTGGAAGGAACAAATGTTGATAAGTCCCTGACTACGGTGATAACTAAGTTCTGGAAAGTCAGAACCGAAGAAGAAGTGCGTGATGAGCGCGTCCCGAATATGACGGTTAAGAAAGTCCGGAATATGGTTCACTTCACGCGCTGCACAGAGCAGGTGACTTTGAAGGGAGACACCGTAACCGGACAGAGGCTGTACCCGATTGCCTGGTTTACCTGGGAAAAGCAGAAGAATAACTACCACGGAAGATCACCGATTACCGGTCTGATCCCGAACCAGATTTTTGTGAACAAGATCTATGCAATGTGCATGGTCTACATGACGAATATGGGATTCCCGAAGGTGTTCTATGACCAGAACAAGATTGCGAAGCTGACAAACAATGTCACGTCGGCAACGGCAATCACGAATATGGACCTTGCCGGGAAGATGATTGATGCAGTCAAAGCACCGGATTTCAGCTCTCAGATCATGTCTCTGGTGGATAGCGTGATTGCTTATACAAAAGACTTCATGGGAGCTTCAGATGCTGCGTTAGGTAACATTTCTAATCCGAACAATACATCTGCTATCGTCGCCGTTCAGCAGGCTTCCAGTGCGCCTCTTGAGATTCAGCGGCTTGACTACTATCAGTTCATGGAAGACATCGTGCGGGTCATGGCTGACATCATGGGCGCTAAGTATGGCGTGAGAAAATGCCGCGTTACGGAGACCGAAGCAAAGGCACTGAATCTGATTGATCACTATGAATACGTCAATCCTATGACAGGTGCTGTTCTTCCTGCTCCTGCTGATCCGTTTACGGGTCAGCCAGCAATGGAAAATGAAATGATCCCGCCAGGATATGTGCAGAAGACGGTTTACAAGACGTATGCAGACATTGACTTCTCACAGCTTGCTAACGTGAACTATGACATCGATGTTGAAGTAGGCCAGAGTTCCTATTGGTCTGAGACAACCACAATTCAGACGATGGATAACCTGTATCAGAACAAGATCATCACTGATCCGATTCTGTACCTGGAAGCAATACCGGATAAGATCATCCCGAATAAGCAGAGAATCATTGACGCGATCAAGTCTCAGCAGGAAACCCAGCAGGAGCAGCTGCAGGCAATGCAGCAGGCCGCTCAGATGCAGGCCCAGGCGCAGGCACCGGTCCCGGACGGACAGGATAACCGGAGCAAAGCTACTGCCGCAGACAATGAAGCACTGCAGGAGGTGTATCAGAAGTCCAAGGAATACTACGATCCTACTCTTGACGGGAGCGGACTAGCGGAGGTGAAGCAGTCATGAAATGCCCGAGATGTCATAACGAAATGGAAGAAATACAGGTGAAGGAAAACATCTTCTATTTCCAATGCCCTACCTGCGGGTATGAGCTTGGAAAGCCAAAACAAACCACAGATACGGATAAAGAGTCGAGCCAGAAATGACCCGGCTTTTTATATAGCCGCCAACCATAGCGGCAGGGAGAAATACAAATGGCAGAAGAAGTGACAAACCAGTCTACCGAAGCCGAAGTTTCAGAACCGGAAGTAATGACGTTCGACGATGAAACGCCTACCACAGCGCCAGCCGCCGAAGAAAAGAAACCGGAGCAGCCTGTTGAGGAGAAAGATACAGAACCAGAGCCATTTCTTGACATCAAGTACAACGGTGCGGAAGAGCATCTGACCAAGGAACAGGCAATCGAACTTGCTCAGAAGGGACGCAATTACGACAAGATCAACCAGCGATACCAGGCCCAGGAGCCGATCATGCGGGTGATCCAGGAACAGGCCCAGCGCGCAAACCTTTCACTGGAAGAGTATGTGGACCGTCTCAGCGAGTTTCAGAAGCAGTCTGACATTAACCAGATTGCAAGTGATTACAAATCTCAGCACCCCGACGCAGACGATGACACTGTGAATGCTTATGCAGAAGTGGCTTATCAGAACGAATTGAATAAGCAGGCATCTGAAGAACAGCAGGAACAGGCAGAAGCATTGGCTGCGCGGGAACAATCAGCAAAAGAACAGCTCCAGGCATTCATGAATGAGTACCCGGATGTCGATGTGATGACGCTTCCCGATGAAGTGAAAGCGAATATCGACCAGGGCGGAATGTCTCTTTTAGATGCCTATAGAGCCTATGACTTGAAGCTGACGAAAGCAGCACTTGCCGCAGAACGCAAGAATGCGCAGAACCGCAATAGTTCCGTCGGCAACGTTACAGACAATACCGGAGAAACCGGAGGGGAGGACTCTTTCTTGCAGGGTCTTTTAGGATAGTAAATGGCATTAACAGATAACAAATCTGCAAATCTCGCAACAAAATATGAGCCTCAGCTTGCACAAGCATACACCAAGGCTTCTGTGCTTCAGGGCAAGGTCAACACGCAGTACAACTGGAACGGTGTAGCATCGATCAACATTCTGACCGCTATCACTCAGCCGCTGAATGACTATGCGCTGAAGGGAACGGACGATCACGGCGGAAACCGTTACGGTGAACCGAAGGAACTTGATGACAGCAAGCAGGTTCTGACCATCACTCAGGATAAGTCTTTCGCAATGACGATTGACACGCTGAACTATGACGATCAGATGAAAGCTAAGAAGACCGGCGAAGTCACCAAGGCTGAAATCGGTGAGCAGGTTGTTCCGTTCTTCGATAAGTACGCACTGGGAGCATGGGTTAAGGCGGCAGGCCAGAAGTCGTCCATTACTGCGGCAGTCACGAAGGACAGCGTTCTTGAAATGTGCGTTGATGCACGTAAGAAGTTCGTAAATGCGAACATCCCGATGTCCAGCGATAACAATTTCGCATATTTCACGACTACTGCTTATTCCTTCCTGCTGATGAACCCGCAGTTCATCTCGGTGGAAAAGCTCGGAAATGTGATTCTTACCAATGGTGAGGTAGGTAAGTGCATGGGCTTCCGTATTGTTGAAGTGCCGGACGATTATCTTGGAACCACGCAGGCCCTGTTCGTTCACAAGAAAGCAGTTCTCGCACCGACCAAGCTCAATGAACTCAAGGTGCACGACAACCCGCAGGGCATTTCCGGTCGTCTGATTGAGGGCCGTTACCGCGGTGATGCGTTCGTTCTTGACGTTTACAAGAAGGGCGTTCTGGCTTCTACGATTGTAGGAGGCTAAACAACTAGGAGGATGTTAATTCATGAATGTAAGAACTCTATATAACCTGGCTAAGAGCATGATGTTCGAGAAGCCGACCAGTCGTGACTACGACAATTATTACAAAGATTGGATTAACGTTCTCCTGGTTGAGCAGTTTGATCTCAATAACCATCTGAGATTGAAGCATGGCAAGGAAGAATTGACAGAGATTCCAAGCATCACGAAGGACGAAGACGAAGTTCCTTATGAAGCTGAAGAATGTATGGAGATTCTTCCTTATGGCCTTGCTTCAAAGTTTTTCATAGACGACGATCTGAGCAAGTTTGACATTTACAACACGAACTACGAAAACGCTATGTCTAAGTACATGTGGGGTGTAGATCAGCCTGTTGAAGATGTCTATAAGGTGTCGGAGGGGTAATACATGGCATGGAAGAAACAGTCATCCCATAGCCCGGCACAGTATAAGATTCTGGATTTGACAGCGCCTGGAAGCGGAGGGCTTAACATTCAGGACCTTGACTACACTCTGCCGCTGAATCAGTCACCGGATATGTGCAACATGATGGTGAAAAACGGAGCATTCGGCAAGCGATACGGGCAAGTAGAATTTTTAAGCCTAGATGCTGAGATTCTGGCGATAGGAAGATACAAAGAATCCCTGTTTGTTCAGTCCGGAAATCAGCTTTGGAAGATAAACCCTAAGACGAAAGAAAAGACATCGGTATTCAATAATGCCGGGCTGTCTGTAAAGGGAATATTCATTAACTACAATGAAAAACTGTATTTCATGAATAAGAACCTGTATATCTCGTCTACGGGCGATTCTTTCTCTGATGTCACTCCATATGCACCGACGATTAAGATTAACTGCACACCGGACAATAAGTCCGGAGATGTAACCGAAAACTTTAACCGGTTAGGTTCTGCTTTCACTCAGCGTTATCACGGAGACGGAAAGACTACTGATTATGTTCTGACGATCCCGAAAGAGAATGATGAAGATACTCAGCAGTTAGACTCGACTTCTCCTATCGTATGGGTGAATACCACGCAGATGAAAGCCGGTACTGATTTTGACTTTTCCACGGACGGACATGTGAGATTCAAGACTCCTCCATCTGAGGGCGTAAACAATGTCAGAATCACTGCTTATAAGACATTCCCAAAATATCGTGAAAAGATTCTGGAATGTACGAAATATGCGGTGTTCGGAGGTCAGAATAATAGCCGCTTGTTCCTGGGAGCAAATGGGACCAGCACTTACTTTTTCTCTGATGTTTCAGACGGTTCGTATTTCCCTGATAACAACTACGCTTCAGTAGGAAATGCGGAAGATGGGATAACTGGTTTTGGATTACAGTACAACGTTCTTGTTGTGTTCAAGCCTTCCGAGATTTACCAGCTTACCTATAGCTTTGAAACAAATGCTAATGGGGTGAAGCAGGCGTATTTCTATAGCTCACCTATCAATGCCGATATGGGCTGTGATATGCCCGATACGATACGGTATATCGACAACCGCTTGACATGGGGTTCTACTGATCAAGGCATCTGTACGCTGTGCAGTACGCTTATCCAGGACGAAAGAAACGTGCGTGTCATCTCCCGGAATATCAACGGTGGCTATCGTACTTCAGGGCTTCTTGCCGAACCGGACCTGAAATCCGCACAGGCAATCAACTATGAAGGACGGTATATGATCTGCTGCAAATCTGGAAATGTGTATGCATGGGACTATACCAATGCTCCATATTCAACATCGGACAGAGTCACACCGGACGATGCGGCTACAGCTCTTGCATGGTACAAATGGGATAACGTATTTGCAGATAACTACGTGACAGTAGACCGTGTTCTGTATTTCACTCACGGAAAGAGGATCACTAATTTCAGTGCAAGCGTGTTTTCTGATTTCGGAGTACCTATTAAAGCATGGTATCAGACCCCGATGATGGATTTCAGCAAGTACGAATATCTCAAGACCATCAAGAAAGCATACTTCGAGGTAAGAGGTGATACTCCATGCCTTATCAACATCACCTATCTGACTGATGAAGATGCGGTGGGCGAACAGGACCCGGAGCCGATCAGAGTTAATACGAAGATGTGGAAGAGCTTTACATGGCTGACGTTCGGGTGGTCATTTGTGAACTATGCAAAGACTTTTGCCCGTAAATGCTCTATCAAGAAGATAACTCTGTTCGGCATTCTGCTATCAAATGCAGAGCTGAATAAGGACATGAGCCTTTCCGGCATTAAGTGTGAATACAGTTACGTGAAGGAGATCAAATGAAAAAGTTCAGTTTCACTCCCGAAAATGGTTTCCAGGACGGAACATCTTTCCCCGATCCAGCCAGTGAATCGGAAACCAGGGAACAGATGCAGAGAATCCCTAACCAGATCAGGGATTTTATTAACAGTCTGATTGACGAAATCGAGAATAACGGCGGAGATGCGATTAAGTGGGACGATAAGGCCACGCTTAAAGACTATATCGCTACGCTGGTCGCTTCTGCGGATGTTAAGAAAATCAGAATCAACAAAGATAATGCCATTGAGTATTCTCTTGACGGTTCTACTTGGAAGCAGACAGCATCTTCCGGCCATATCATCGAGGATAGTTACGGCGCTCAGATGCCTCAGCGTATGCGTCTGCAGTTCAAGAATACGATTATCCAGGACGATGGAACGAGAACGATCATCTCCGGAATCAAGGGAGATAAAGGTGATGCAGGTCCTCAAGGAATCCAGGGTGCCGCAGGTATCCAGGGACCGCAGGGTGAAGTAGGGCCGCAGGGTAAGAAAGGTGATAAGGGAGACACTGGCGAACCAGGCAAGCAGGGACCGCAGGGCTTACAGGGCGTTGAGGGTCCGCAGGGAATCCAGGGGGCGAAAGGTGAGAAGGGAGAAACCGGAGCACAGGGATTGCAGGGTTTACAGGGAGCGACCGGCCCGCAGGGAATCAAAGGCGATAAAGGCGAAAAAGGTGACACTGGGCCGCAGGGATTGCAGGGAATCCAGGGCGTGAGAGGACCGCAGGGTCCTATTGGCCCAACAGGCCCACAGGGGCCAAAGGGTGATAAAGGAGACGACGGAGCAGATGGAAGATCCTTCACTGTTTCCGGTCGGTTTAATACAGCAGACGAACTGAAAGCTCTTTATCCGAACGGCCCGACAACGGAGAATCCTAATGCTAACGCATATTCAGTCGGAGAAATCGGCGGTTCAAATCCTATCTACGTATGGGACATTAACACGAAGCAGTGGGTGAGCGTCGGCAAGCTGTCCGGGCCGACCGGTCCTAAAGGCGATAAAGGAGATACAGGTGCAACCGGTCCGCAAGGTGTACAGGGTATCCAGGGTGAGACAGGTCCTCAGGGACCCGCAGGTCCTAAAGGCGATATCGGCGATACCGGCCCTCAAGGTATCCAGGGCATTCAGGGAGCTACAGGCCCACAAGGTGAAAAGGGAGAAAAAGGCGATACCGGGGAAACAGGCCCGCAGGGCAAGCAAGGTATCCAGGGACCACAGGGTCCGCAGGGATTGAAAGGCGAAAAGGGAGATAAAGGCGACACCGGCCCGCAGGGCATTCAAGGTGTTAAAGGTGCAACCGGAGCACAAGGGCCGACAGGACCGGCAGGCCCAGCAGGCCCGGCAGGTGCACAGGGACCGGCAGGCCCAGGCGTTCCATCAGGAGGAACAGCGGGGCAGGTATTAGTTAAGAAAACCGCAACGTCTTACGATACGCAATGGGATACTAATAGTGTTGCGTGGGGAAACGTCACAAGTAAACCGAGCACATATGCGCCGACACCAAGCACGATTAAATCCGTAACTCTTGCGGCGGCGAGCTGGTCTTCTGGCACATATAAAATCTCTGACAGTTTGATCACAGCTTCTAGCAACCAAGAAGTATTAACTGCAGTAGGAATCACATCTGCGCAGTATAACGCTCTATGTAAAGCCCAGATCGTTGATGGAGGGCAGGCGGCCGGTTCAATGACTCTTAAAGCACTAGGAACCGTTCCTACTATCGACATACCTATCAGAATAATTTTCCGTGGAACAATTTAAGGAGGGAAAAAAATGAAACTGACTGTAAACACGCACGAGTACGAGATCAATGAAGGATCTACATTTTCCGCTATCGGCATGACTGCAAAAACTATGGCAGAGTTCGATGCTATCTATGCAGACTTGAAAGATTGCACGCATGTAAATCTTGATGGAACCGAGCATACCAATCTCGTTCCGGAATCTGTGATGATGAACTGCCCGCTGAGCGGAGATATCACCATGACGTTTGTTCTTCGTGAAAAGACGCATGACGAACTTGTACAGGATCAGATCACAGAGCTGCAGAATGCAATGGCTGAACTGGCAGGAGGCATGAACTGATGGGATATATCTACGCACGAATCATTCATCGTGGAGACAAGACTTTTTCTGATGTTCCAGAGCGATACAAAGAAGCAACGAAAAAAGCCTACTTCGATCTGTTTGGTGAGGTGCTTAGCTGATGTCAACAATCATCAAAACCGGCGGAGGTGTACCGGTTCAGGACTATGAAGCGCTGCAGACGCAGCTTAACAGTCTGCAGAGACAGTACAATAGTCTGAACAGCAGCTACGGATCTCTGCAGAGCCAGTACAACAGTCTGAATAATGCTTACAACGGAATAGTCCTCGAAGGTGCTACTCCGCATCTAATTAATCAGCATAT